CTGTAGGTTCGGGTTCTTTATTAAACAACACCACAGGAAACTATAATGCTGCTTATGGTCATCAAGCTCTTTATTCAAACACAACCGCATCTAATAATACAGCAGTAGGTTATCAGTCCTTATATACAAACTCTACTGGTGCTGGTAATGTTGGATTGGGTTATAAAGCACTATATGCAAATACAACAGCAAGTTACAACACCGCAATAGGTTTTAACGCTGGCTCAGCAAATACCACAGGTTCTGTTACTGCCGTAGGAACAAACGCATTACTAGGCAATACTACAGGAACTGCAAATACTGCTATTGGTGGTTATGATTATGCTACTTCTGGAGCTGCTGCACTTCAATCAAATACCACAGGTTCTAATAATATTGCAGTAGGTACAGGTGCATTACAAGCAAACACCACCGCTTCAAACAATACAGCAGTAGGTTATCAAGCTGGTTATAGTAATACTACTGGTGCAAACAATGTGGTAATGGGCTATCAGGCTGGATACACAGCAACAACAGCGTTGTTAAGCACATTTGTTGGGGCATACTCAGGTTATTCTGTATCCGCAGGAACAACAAGCAGAAACACTTTTATTGGTACTTATGCTGGCAACAGCGTTACAACTGGTTCAGGAAATACTTTTGTTGGTGGTGTATCAACAGGTAGTGGAAATGGTGCTGGTCGTTCTGTAACAACTGGCTCTAATAACACTATTCTTGGTACTTATGATGGCAATCAAGGCGGTCTAGACATCCGCACAGCAAGTAATTACATTGTGTTATCTGATGGCGATGGTAATCCTAGAGTAGTATGTGATAACAATGGTATTGTTACAGGTCAGTCTGGTAATTTAATGCTAGTATCTGGAACAAGAGTTGCAACAACAAGTGGAACTGCTTTTGATTTTACTAGCATACCTAGTTGGGTAAAGCGTATTACTGTAATGATGTATGAAGTATCCACCAATGGTGGTTCTAACCTATTAGTGCAATTAGGAACTTCAGGCGGTATTGTTTCAACTGGGTATTTAACAACAAATGCTTGGTTTAATAATACTAGCCTTGGTAATGGAACAGATACTACTGGAATGTTTGCTTCTGTTACACCAAGTGCTTCAGGTCTTATGTCAGGAATTTTTACTTTAACTACTTTAGGTTCAAATATTTGGGTATCAACTTCAATTACTAAACAATCTACTAATCAATCTTGTGCTTGTGCTTCAAGCATTACTTTAGGTGGAACTTTAACCCAATTAAGGTTTACATCTATTGGTGGCACTAATACATTTGATAATGGTTCAGTAAATATTTTATATGAGTAATATTATGCACAGAACAGAAATAAATTTAGAAACTCAAGAGCAAACAGTTATTAATTTAACTGATGAAGAAATTGCTCAAAATCAAACTTGGCAAGCACAATGGGATGCAGAACAAGCTCAAATTGAAATTTTAGAACAAGCTCAGATAGCCGCCAAACAATCTGCATTAAATAAACTTATGGCACTTGGTCTTACCGAAGAAGAAGCACTTGCACTTGGAGATAAATAATGATTGAACTAACATTTGAACAAGAAGTCCAACGCAGTTACGATGCCGCAATGGATAGCGTAAACCTACTCAACGCTGGTAAACCTGAAGATATGACTGATGAAGATTGGGTTGATACAGTTAAGCGTAATAAAGAGCACCTTAAAATTCAAATTGCTAAAGGTGACTATTACGCTGGTTACGATTTAACTCCTTTTGAACAAATTATAGAATGAGTGATTCCATAGAACGTATCGCTGTGTTAGAAGCTGAAGTAGAAAAGCTACAACAAAGCCAGAAAGAGATACTAGATTGTATTCATGCTGTACGTGATGAGATGCTTCGTTATAAAGGCTTCTTAGGTGGAGTAGCTTTCTTAGCTTCTGGTATTGGTATATTCTTAACAGTCTTCAAAGACTGGATTTTAAAACATTTCTAAGGAGAAGCACATGGCAACTAAAAAGAAACCTGCTAAGATCGGTAAAGTAATGCACGAGTACAAGACTGGTACACTACACTCTGGTAAAGGCGGTCCAGTAGTTAAGTCTCGTAAGCAAGCTGTAGCTATTGCTATGTCTGAAGCTGGAATGACTAAACCTAAAAAGAAAACTGGTTCTAAGCGTGGCTACTAAGCAAGGGCTTTATTATAATATCGCTGCAAAGCGTAAGCGTATCGCTGAAGGATCTGGTGAGAAAATGCGTAAGGTAGGCAGCAAAGGTGCTCCTACAGCTAAAGCTTTTAAAGACTCTGCTAAAACAGTTAAGAAGAAGAAATGATTAAAAAAGGTAAAGAGACTTTCGCTGGCTATAACAAGCCTAAGAAAACACCTAGTCATCCTACTAAATCCCATGCTGTATTAGCTAAGTCAGGAGACCAAGAAAAGCTAATTCGCTTTGGTCAGCAGGGTGTTAAAGGGGCTGGATCAAATCCTACTACAGCTTCTGAGAAGGCACGTAAGAAAAGCTTTGAAGCCAGGCATGCTAAGAACATAGCTAAAGGTAAAATGAGTGCTGCGTATTGGGCAGACAAGGTAAAGTGGTAAAATAAACCCTTGACTTTTAAGTCAATTTATGGTATAATATTGGATAACTATGGCAGCTTATAACTTTTTACAGCTAACTAACTCTGTACTCAGCAGATTGCGTGAGAGCGAAGCCACATCTGTTAGTGATAACGACTACGTTAAACTAGTAGCTCGGTGGATTAACGACTCTAAACGTCAGGTAGAAGATGCCTATAACTGGAATAGTCTTTCAGAAACTCTTTCAGCTACCACTACTGCAGATGTTTTTAACTATGTTTTAGAAGGATCAGGACAACGCTTTCGTGTTATTGATGTCTTAAATGATACGAGTAACTGCTTTGTAAACAATGCCTCTACTCGTTGGATGGATGAGAAATTCCTCCTTACAACAGCTCAGAAAGGTTCTCCTACCTACTATAACTTTAATGGTACTAATATCAACGGAGATACTCAGGTAGATTTATATCCTATCCCTAATGGTGCTTATAATATTCGTTTCAATATCATCAAACCACAAGTAGAATTAGTAGCTAATGCTGATGTTCTTTTAGTTCCACATGAGCCTGTAATCTTAGGTGCTTATGCAAGGGCTATAGCAGAACGTGGTGAAGACGGAGGAGTGCAGTCTAATGAAGCCTATGCTCTTTATTCTCAGAGTCTTGCAGACGCTATCTCGCTTGAATCTGGACGTTATATTGAAGAGCAGAGCTGGGACTGGATATGAAGCCTTTAAAGTCAGCTTCAATTGCAGCTCCTGGATTCTTTGGGTTAAACTCCCAAGACTCAGGGGTTACTCTTGCTTCTGGTTTTGCTACTAAAGCAGACAACTGCGTAATCGATAAGTTCGGTAGAATTGGTTCACGTAAAGGATGGACTAAGGTAAACCCTACTTCATTAAATTCTAGCTCAGTAAGAACAATATTTGAATTTGTTAAAGCAGACAATAACCTTATTTTTGCTGCAGCTAATAATAAGATCTATGGTACACACCCAACTACTGGTGCTTATTTAGAATATCCTGTAGCAGGTACTGTATTTCATAATGCTGTTAGTTATTCACAGACAGGAACTACAGTTACTGTAACACACGCTGCACACGGTTTTAATACGGGAGATAAGGTTTACTTTGGTCCTCTTTCTGGAACAGCCGATGAAGGTGTTTATGTAGTTACACGTATTAGTGGTTCAGTCTTTACATTTACTTCTCCTTCTTCTGAAACAACTTCTGGAACTTGTAACATTGTAAACATCTTGACAACTTACAGTATTACTGCAGATAACTGGCAAGCTCTTAACATGCCATTAGGTACAGGCTCTACTGCATCTGCTCATGCTATTTGGGTACAAGAAGGTCATTTACCTTTAGTAATGCACAAGTTAGGAACTGCTTCTCATACTCATTCAGATGGTTATGGTTTTCAGAGATTAGGCGATGTTGGTAATGTTCCTACAGGATATACTGTAGATACATTTAAACCTTCTTGTGGTATTTATGCTTATGGTAGATTATGGGTAGCTGGTGTAGCATCTACTGACACACAAACTGTATACTTTACTAATCTTCAAGACCCCTCTGAATGGAGAACAGGCACTTCAGGTAGCTTAGATATTAGTGCTGTTATTCCTACTGGCGATCCTATCACAGCGATTGCTCAGCATAATAACTTATTGATTATCTTCTGTAAGAGACATATTGTTATTTACGCTGGTGCTAAAGATCCTTCAACAATGACATTGCAAGATGTCTTAGTTAACGTAGGATGTATTGCTCGTGATTCAGTACAAGTAGTTAATGGTACAGACATTTACTTCTTATCTGATACAGGTGTTCAGTCATTACAGCGTCTAATTCAAGAGCGTTCATTACCTTCTAGAGATGTATCTAAGA